GAATGCGGTACCAATCCAACCCGCGGACCTGATCGCCGAACTCGCCTGACGGGGTCTTGCCGTCGAACGTATGTTGACGCCCTGCGGTCGTGACGTACGTCACGTAGTTCTTGGCGCGCAGGTTCGTGATCTGCGTGGCCGTCCAGGCGCCTGGCGTTACGCCCACGAGGGTCTTGCCGAAGAACGTCCCGCCCGCGCCTACCGAGCCCGGGTCGTGCGGGAAGCGCTCGGCCAACATCGCAACGCCCATGTAATTGCGCGTGTCCTTGCTTGGGAAACCGACCAAGCAACGCGCGGCCGATGCCAGTTTCAGCGTGTTGCCAACGTCGGTCGTGACCGTGTTGTCGAAGTCGATCGAGTCGCAGTTGTCGAAGCCGCAGAGCATGTCCTGGGTTTCGGCCCAGCCGTCCGCGGCGACAATGATCGCTTTCGAGTTCATGTCGACGCTCAGGCCGTACCAGTCCGTGTCCGCGTTGCGAATCACGCCCAAGTCGGTGGCGATGCCGGGGTCCGTCGTGTTGTTGACGAACTTCAGGTTGTCCGTCCACGCCGAGTAGTAGATCATGTCGCCGGGCGTGGTCGTGGCGATCTGTGAGAACGTCACGCCGCCGGACGCGGTTGCGTGCGTGCTGATCGCCGCGGGAAGCGCGCCGAAAGCGGTATTCAAGCCAGCGCAAATCTCGGCGACCGTCGCCGCGCTGTCCGACGTGAAGCTGACCGTGTAGTCTACGCCCTTGTACGACGCGACGAAGGAGTAGACCGTTGAGTTGAGCAGGGTCCCCACGCTGAACTGAATGACCTCAGCCCACGGCGTTTGCAACCGCAAGAGCTTAACCTTGTCGGGCCGCGGGCTTTGCTGGAAGGCGCGTTGCACCATGATGTAGGCCGGCTCGTAGGCGAGGAAACCGTCCGTCGTCATGTCGGCCAGGTTCGTATAGGTGCGATTCAGGTCCGCGTTGTGCGTGTGGTACGCGGCGCACGCGACTGTGCCGAAACCAACTTGGGTCAAGGCGGGGCCCTGCACACTCAGAACGACGTTTGCTAGATCTTGTAGGGCCATGATTTCCTCTCAGGTCAGTGGTGCGATCAGCGTGTTCGGTAGCTTGCCGCCCGCGTATTTCGGAGCGACCACCGTTTGAATGGTCGTGATCGGATCGTCCGCCGCGAAGTCTGCGGCGTTTAGGATCACTTCAAGCAATGTCACGTCCACCTTGCGATTGTTCGTGTCGAAGTAGTCTGTCGAGTGTGACGGGTTGAATTTCTGGATCGCGAAGCCCGCCGCGTTGATCGAGTCGAGCACGCTCGGTAGTCGCAAGCGCGTGCGGATCCGTTCGATGTAATAGTCCGAGTCGCGCGCGCTGATCGTCTGCTCGTGGCACTCGACTTTGAACTGCAGGGTGATGTATCGCTGGCCCGAGACGGTCTGAGTGATTGACCCGAGCGGCGCGCCAGGTCCGGCGTACGTATCACCCGGCGGTTGCACGGCCGGGTTGTACTTTGAGCGAAGCTCGTCGCGCCCGTCGCCAACAATCGCCAGCACGGCGAAGGTCGCGCGCGCCTGGGCGTTTGTGCCCGTGGCTAGCGTGTGGCCGAGGCCATCCGTGATCGCGCCCGTGCCGATCTGCGGGAAGCGGATTGAGTTGTCTTCAGGTTGCGTGAGCGCGCCCGGGATGCCGGTCACCACGTCACACACCACCTGAAAAGTTTGGTAGAGGGCTGTGAGATCCATCAAGCACCCGTCTTTACTTGGTGCGTAATCGACGATCGGAACTGGCCCGAGTTGATCAAGGCTGTCGTCTTGGACGGGCCCTTGCGCGCCTGCGTGGCGGCCGTCACAGGCGGGGCAATGCCGGCCGCGATGCGTTTCTGGATCCCGCCGACCAGCGAAAGGCCAAGCAAGTTCATGCCTTGCTCCTGGTTGATCTTTCCAGCCTCGACCTGGACGCCGACACGCCGTACTTTCTCTTTGATCTGTGCCTGATTCTCGTCCACGTAGCCACGCAGCCACGAACGCACTGGGTTGTTGCCGAGACCGAACTCGTGGATCTCGCCGATCTCACCAATCGTGATCGTTGGTGCGGCGCGGTTGCCGAGCGCGGCCATGCGCTCGCGTTGACCGCGCGTGAGGAAACCGCCGCGCTTGTCCAAAGCTTTGAGCGACTTGTGTTCGTGTTTCTCTTCTTTCGAAAGATCGCCGCTGTGCACTTTGCCGGCCTCAGCTTGTAGAATCCCGACTTCCACGTGTACGCCGCGCGCGGCGCGTTCGATGCGCTCAAACAAGCGCTTGTAGCCCTTGTCCTTGTCGGTGATCTTGTTGCGTCGTGCGGCCATGTCAGGTAATTCCGTAAAAAGCGCAGCGCTCAGAGCGAATTCGATCTAGTTGGTTCGAGTAAGTCGTCCCTGTGCGGGGGTCCTTAGGATCTAGACGCGCGCTTTGACCCCAGGGCGACGAGACCAAGATGTCTGCCGCCATCAGGCCGTGCGCGCGGCCTAGCTGATTCTTGTAGACGCCCGGCGACACTCGATCGGCGCCGTCGGTCAAGGCCAGATTGATCAGGCTGTCCACGACGCCGTTGAACTCCGGGAACATGTTCCGGAATCCTGCGAGATCTAGGAGAGCGTTGGCCATTTACTTGGCCAGATCAGAGACCGAGATTGCCGCCGGCTTGGGCGATCATTTGCGCGCGGTGCGCTTGGCGTTCGATCTCGAGCTGGCGCATGCCCGCGTCGTGCGCGGCGCGGCGCGCGTCCCAATCGAGCGTGAGGGCCTTCGCTTCGTCGCCGAAGTGACCGTCGCGGAAGCCTGCGAGCAGTTGATCTAGGCCGATCTCGGTAGCGACGCCCGTATCCGCAATGAACACGAGGCGCACCTGATCTTCCTTTTTCTTGCTGGTCAGCAAACCCCGAAGGTGCCGCTCGTAGGCTAGCACGTATTCGGGCTTGAACTCGATCGAGCTCAGGCCGCCCATGACGAGCGGAAGCTTGCCCGAGCTCTGGTCGCCAAAGCACTTGGCGTCCTTCGTCAGATTCTGTACTTCGATTTTCATGATCTCTCCTGCCTAGGGATTGATGGGATCTAGGCCGGGCCGCGGGCGCCCGGCGCTAGGATCACGAGTGGACGTTGACGCGGCACGCAGCGAGCGGGTAGGGCATGCAGACTCCGCCAGTACGCGACTCGCACGGCACCTTGAACGCCAGCCCTACCTGTTGCGGCGCGTGCTGCGTGAACTGCAGCGGGATCACGTAGTAGACCACGCTGGGGTCTTGCTTCAAGGCCATGACCCAAGCCTGATTGGCCGAGAGCGCGCCCGAGCTGTACGCCGAGTCCAGCTTGTTCCACCAAATGACCTGCTTGATGTTCTCCTGGTTAAGCAGCCAGTTCAAGATCAAGGGCTGCTTGATGTATGTGCTGGTCGGCGCGTAGAGACGTTTCTTCTGACTTAGTGGGAGCAGAAGGGTGTCGGCAACGTGGCGCTGGACCGTGTTGATCTCCGGCGTGAGCGCGATTGCAGTCAGGTCGAGCGCAATCGCCGCGTTCTCGGCGTCCGAGCCCGTTGTCTTGAGGTCCCACGAACCACTGAGGCCGGTCACGAGCGGGATATCCGTGTTCGTGATCAGACCAGTCAGGCCGCGCGCAGTATCGCCGTAGGCCGCAACCTGATCGACGAATTGCGCGTGAACCAGAGCGGCCGTAGCGGCGCGCGCCACGTCGAGACTCTTGCCCTTGCTGAGGCGCCGCATGGCCGCCTTGCGCATGTCTTGGACCGTGTACTGGTAGCCGATGCCGATGCCGGCAATCGCGAACACGAAGCGCTTCAGGAAGGCCTCGACCATGGGGAAGTCGGTCGCGTAGTCCGAGATGAACTGTGCTTTGCCGACGATATCCCACTGCACGTAGCTGTACTCTTCGGCGCCCGGATCGACCTCAGTGTTGACCGGGAGGATCTGAAGCGCCTTGAGCTCCGGATACTCGATGTCGTACGTCGTGGCCATGACGTACTCGAGATCCTTGGCAACGAAGGCGACCTCGCCTGCGTCGAAACGGGCCAAGCCGTCCGAGTTGATCGCCTCGAGAAGGCCGCCCAGAAAGTGTTGAGAAAATTCCATTTGATGTTCCTTCGCTTACGCGGCCTAGATCAGCTGAACAGACGCACGCGAGCGGGCCCGCTGGTCGTAGTGTCTTCCCACTTGGCGCCGGGGATTGCGACGGCGTTCGCCGTGTCCGCGTCGAGGCGGAGCGCGCCGAGTTGTAGCTTACCGGCGCCGTTCGCCGTGAAGCGCGCAAACACCGCGTTCCCTTTGGTCGTGCCACCCGCTTCCGGGATGACGTAGATGCAACCCTGGCGCATGACCGGGAGCTGATCCTTCGCGGCGTACATGACGGACCCGCCGTCCGCAACCACGGTACCATTCTTGGGCTCGCGCGCCGTGAGGCGAACCGAGATCCCGACGTACAGAGCGCCCGTGATTTCACCGGTCAGGGCCGGGAGGCGGACCGTGGTATCAGAGCCCGCGGGGCTCACTACCACGACACCTTCAGGGATGCCCGTCGAGACCGAAGCGTCAACGGTGTAGGAGTTGATCTCAGTCGGGTTGAACGCCCGATCGATCATGCCGCCGAGTGCGATCGGCGCGTTCTGAACGTATGCGGTTTGACCAGCCATGGTGTGTTTCTTCCTCTCGATTCAAAATTCAGCGAGCCGGATCAGGCCAGGTCGCGCGCGTCTTCCAGGGTGATGTCACTAGAATGGCGTTTCTTGTAGGCGCCATCGGTGCGTTGATCGCGGCGCGCGCGGGCCGCTTCCACGTCGTGCGGGTCGTCCGTTTCGGTCGCCGCGGGGGCGCCGTCGGTCTTGCGACCGCTCAGGCCGGCCGCGATCTTGCGCGTGCTTGCGTCGACGCGCGCCGCCGGCTTGGCCTTCGACCAAACTTCGAAGGCCGCCGTTACGTACTCGTCGGACTTGCCGTCCGCCTTGAAGGTCGAGTCGCACGACGTGATCACGGCCACGCGCACGTCACGATCGGACTTGCCGTCGAACTTGGCGGCCTTACCGAGGACGACCGATGCGGCCGTCTCGAGTTCGGCACGCGCCTTGATTGCGGCGACGGCCAGCGCAGGGGCTGCGTCGGCACGTGCTTGCTCCGCAGCGACCTTGGCAGTCAGGGCCGCGTTCTCGCCCTTGAGGCGCTCAGTCTCGGCCGTAGCGGCCGCCGTGGCCGCAGCTGCGTCCGCGCGCGACTTGTCGGCGTAGTGCGCGTCTACGAGGGCTTGGAGCGCCTCGGGAGTCTCGGCCGTGAATTCTTTCCCGTCGAGTTTGATCGTGTGCTTCATGGTAGGTGCTTCCTCTGCTTCGACGGGCGCAATTTCATCGCCCGAACTGTCCAGCCGCATGCTGACGGCGCTTCCCTGACGGCCCCAATTGCGCGGGCCCAGAGCTACGTGGTTCTGTTGGATATTTCGCTGGATCCGATCGTAGCGTTTGCCCGCGTCCGGCATGCCTTCCGGCACGATACCTGGTGTCTCGTCCAGGTCGACGCGGTAGCCACACGAGACCTCGATCAGATCCTTGCCGATCAGCGGTAGTGCCTTCGCGTCGCTGATCACAAGGTCAGCCATGACGCCGCCTGCCGTCGCGTCCGCGCGAGGACTCTCGCTTGACACGTGACCGATCGCGACACCGCGCCACGTGGACGGATCGACGAAGCCGGAAGGGTGTCGGTTCGTGACGGGTAGATCTTTGAGGCTCGCGATCGAGTCGACCTTAAGAACTTCGTCCGGAGGCCGCCACTCGTGGATCGTCTTGCCGCCCGCGTCATGGTACGAAAACACGCCCGAGCGTGCGACTAGCGCCGGCACGCGCATGGCGCCCGAACCTGTCTTCGTGATCCGTGTAGCGTCCAGGCGCTCGGTAGCGAAACGAAATGCCACGATCCAGAGGGTAGCCGAATACTCATGGGTCGTCAAGTACCCGGGTATGGGTGAGTAAATACCCGGGATTAGCGGGGTATTTCATGACCTGCTGCAAACTGTCACGTAGCTAAAATCCCCAACGTGTCAGCGCGTCACATACACACGTTCAGTAAAGCGCCGTGACGGTATTGCCGCCCCGCGTTATTTCCCGATAGATCGTAGGTGCGTGTAGGTGTTTAAACAGGATCTGATTAGGTGGCACGTGTCTCGCAGTGAGACTCGACAAGACCCGCGCGATAGTCCGCGCAGAAAAGTGATCCTGATTAACATGCCCAAACACCGACCAGATCCGAACGACTTCGAAATGATGACACTCTCCTTCCGCGTGCTTGGCCGATGGCACAAAGTTGTGCACGCGGCAGCACAGCGCATGAATTTGAGCGCCGATCAATACATGCGCCGTGTCGTGATCGACTGGGCGTGTAGCGATATGGGGATCCCAGCGCCCGACCACAGCGCGCTAGTCGCCGGCCCGGGTCAGGTAGCGAAGGCCGCCGCAATCGCAGGTATGAGCGTCAAGGACTTCACGGCGCACGCAGTGCGCGAGGCCGCCGCAAAGGCGATCGAAGCTAGCGCAACTCCAAGGGTTACGCGGCCGACCGACGCGCCGCCGCAAACGATCGTAGCGCCTAATCTGCCCGACCAGTACGACAGATCTAAGTCTGGAGAGCGCCAGCGAGGTCGCAAGCGCTAGCGCGGCTTACGTCGCAAGCGCAGATCACTGGCACGTTTCAAGGCCTTCGCTCTAGCCCGCGCCTGGGCGGTGGCCTTGACCTTTTGGATCTGTTTGCTTCGTATGTAGCCCCGCGTGTTGAAGCTCTCCGCGAGTTTCGCGCTCTTCGCCTGAGCGGCGCGTTTCACTACTCGCTTTTCCGCAATGGCTAAGGCACGTTGCGCGCGCGTAACCGTAGGATGCGCAGCGGGATCAGCAATCTGCCGACGCGCGACGATCTTCTCGTGCGTCGCTACAGATCTCTCAGCCCGGGCGATCTTTTCGGCGTGCCGCCCATTGATCTTTGATTCTCTTTGCGGCGCTGACTTGATCTCTTTCTTGGCCGTCGAGACGCGTTCACCGGCGCGGACGCTAGTGGTCAGGGCTTCGTTATACGCGGCGACGCGCGCGTGGTCTTCGGGCGTGAAGTCCTTAGCTGCCTCAGCCGCTCGCGCTCGCGTGGCCTCATGTAGGGCGTGCTGGGCCGGAGTACCGCTATGGGCGACAACTGCTGTTTGTGCGTGGGCCACTGCGTACACGCTCGCCACACTGAGGCCGTGCTTCTCTGCGATCTTTTCTAAGTGTTTCTCGGCCTGACGTAGGTGCTTTTGCGCGACTGATCTGGCCTGATTCGCGTTTACTAGTTCGACCTTGCCGGCTTCTGTGCGCGCTGCGTGCTCGCTGAGAGCTACGGATTTGGCCTGTGTGTGTTGCTCTAACTTAGAGCGAGCCTCGGCCAGTCTACCCTGCGCCAGACTTACCCGCTCGCTGTGCGCTTGCGTCCGTTTAGCTACGCGCGAAGATACCGATTCCTTAAGCGCTGTCACGCGCTCGCGAGCCGACCTTAAACGAGATTTAGCGCCTGCTAATCCACCTGAGATAGTCCAACGTCCTCTTTCGTCTCTAGGTTCCTCTGCAGCGTCTTGCACCGATGCGGACTCGTCGTCGATCCCCTCGAACAAACTGATCTTTGGTATGGGTACGCACCGGCATTGGTAGTCCTCTCCGGGCAGGTTCGTATCGCCGGCATCGTTTGTCACTGGCGGATCATCGTAGCGAAAGACTTTGCCGTCCAGGTCCTTGTGGTAGGGCCGGACGGCGCCGTCGTGCGAAGTCGACCACGTGAACTCTTCGATCCCCGCGGCCGCGGCCTGTGCTGTGTGGATCGAAGAGTTGTATTTCAGGGTCTGATCTCGCGCGATTAGGTTAGCGCGCGACTCCGACACGCCGATGCGTTCTTGGATCTGCGCTGAGATCTCTTCATGCCTCAGTCCGGCCGCGTTCCCTCGCGCAAGAACTTCGTTAATCTGGTCGATCTGCTCGTGCCCGGCGGACTTGATCAGCCCAATGTTCCGCTCGCGGAACTGTCGGATCATATCCGCCTGGCTCCCAACACGCGGCGGCTGGGCCTTGACGATACCCGCAAAATAGTTCTGGTTACGCGCGGCGATCGACTTTGCAATCCGATCTAATAGCCCCTCTAGTCCTGACGAGTCGATCAGCTGATCCCAGTCGACCGAGAGCAGATCTCCTGGCGCGTCCTGGCGCTTGTGCAGATCTAAACGGTCCGTCACGAAGTGCCGCCAGAGCACGAACACTGATCGCACCCACTTCAGGTATTGCGCCCGCTCTAGTCGCGGCTCCGCCGGGCGTGCTTGCGCGACTAGAGCGGGCGAATACTGACCGCGCCCGATCTTGGCAAGCAGGCCTACGCGCTTATTTTGCTTGAAGTCGATCACGAGACAACTGAAAAATCATACGGGAAGATCGTGTCCCGCATCGCGACCGGCGTCGCGTGCTTCCCGTCCTGCAGCTGGCCCGTGTTCTGGGTTTCGGCCGATGATGAGCCGCCTGCGTAGCCCGGAATTATCGTGACGAACGGGCGGCCAACCGCCGTGGCGACGATCGCGTCGCGAACGTCCTGCATCGTGATCCCGACCGCGTTGACGGTGCCTTCCGCTGGCGACGAGCAGATGATCGGCGTTTTGAAGAAGATGCGCGCGCCTGGTAGCGCCGCGTGCGTCTGGTCCGCGACCATCCCGTAGTAGGTGGTGATCTGCGCAGCGCTCCAAATCGCGTTGAAGTAGTCGCCGGCCCCGAACTCGTAGATGATCGTGATCTCGCTGGTGCCGTTGCAGCGAGGGAGCACTGTCGATGTGAGCCACGTCGCGATCTGGCCGGTCGTCGGAGCTGTCGAGTTGACGTGATTTTGCAGCCCGAAGCCGTCGCTTGCCACGCAGTAGATCGCGTCCCAGCGGCCCGAAGTCTTGAAACGGCCGAGCCACGATAGAATGAACTGCCCAACGCCTGCGGTAACGTTCGTCGGGTCCCAGGAGTAGAAGCCTCGAGTGCCGCTCGCACCGACAGCGAGCAGGCTCTTGGCGGGAGCAGACGCGGGGATGAGCGTCATCGTCGCGCTGCCGCCGATCGGCGTGAGTCCGGTGATGTAGCAGCCCTGCTCATACAGATCTAGCGTGCGCGTTCCTGAGCCTGGCACGTTCACGCGCTGTGTCTGGTTTACGCCCGGAGTCGTGTAGACCAGCGAGCCATTGCTGACCGCCACCCCGTTGATCGCGGGATCGACAGTGAAACCGAGCGCTGCGCCGCCAACCCCGGCCGTAGACACACCTCGCACGTCCACATCTGTAACGTCTGGCGGGATCAGCAGCTTGAAACGCGCCATCTGGTCGCCCTTCACATACTGATTTGGAGCCGAGCCAGTCAGCACAAACGACTGCGTGTCCCACTTCCACGAATTTTGAGCGACGCCTATCGCAGTGAAACCGGTGATCAATATTCCACTATTCGAAGGGACGCCCGGCGACACGTAACCATCGCCTAGACTGTGCGCTACGCCGTCGATCCAGCCTTGCTGAGTTATCACACGCCTAGGTTTCTTGGTGAGTCTTAGCGTCATTCCGGTACGCTTCCCGCGCCGTACCATTCGTCGATTTTGGACTTGATAGTAGCAATGTTCGACGGAATTCCGCCCGCCACCCATGCACCCCATAGGTATTCATTGCTAGACGGGCTCGACCCATTGATGAGCGCCCCCAAAGAGCGGCCCGCGCCAGGATTCGTTGGGCCAGCGTTGGCTCCAGTGACTGGTGCCGCGGAGCCGAACTTGAACGAATCGCCCGTGCTGTTCGTGAACGACGCGATCAGAAACCCCCACGTGTTCGCCGTGAGTCCTGAATTGACGTTGACGGTTGAGGTGTTGAACATGTCGCAACCACCGGCCAATAGAGATCGGATCGACGCGAAGAACCCCGTGTCGCCGCCGAACATGACTGCGTTGGACCCCGGAACGACCAGGCGCCGGCATGCAGCGAGCAGAGTAAAGCTCGGCGCTGGCAGGTCGACCGTATTGTTGTGCAGAAACGTGTTTACGCCGTCGGTCGAGATGCCAGCCCGCCCGTTGATGCCGGTAGTGATGAGCGGCGATTTGGTCGGGCCGTCCGAGGCGAGGCTGAAGCCGGTGACCGGATCGGTGAGCGTGGCCGCGCATGCCTGCCAAACATCGGTTGCGATCACTGCGGTGCCCGCAGCGATATTTAGCGTCAGACCTGCTCCCCGACCGGTGAGAGCAACCGTCGCCCCACTAGTGAATGCCTGCGTGGTGCCATCGACGTACGTAACCAGGCCGGTCCAAACGCCGAGCGCGCCGCCGAGAGTCGTCGTGATGATGATCGAAGTCGGCGCGCCTGTCCGCGTCCCGGACAGTGTGATCACTGGCCCCGATCCAGCCGTGTGCCGCAGCGTCGTATCTTCGACAAGCAGGCGATCGGGTTGCCAATAATGTAACGTCGTGACACCGGCGCTGGTTAGCAGCGCGGCAAAATCACCATTGAAGGCGACAACTGGCACAGGGCCGGGCACAACGATCGATCGCATATCGTTCGGGTCAATCGTATAAGATCGACCGTCGATCGTGACTGTCTTGCGGGGCTTCCCGGTGAGTCTTAGGACCATGAGATCACGTTCCGAACGGTTTGGGTGGACCCTTTGCGGGCGATCCGGCTGGCGGTAACGCGACCGGGTCGGGCGGATTTTCGGCGGTCTTCTTTGCCGCAACCGCACCGGCAATCGAGGCCTCGCCCTGCGCAAGCTTGGCCGTGTTCTTCTGCTTTAGCATCGTGGCCGCGTCTTCTTTGAGCGACTGCTTCCGCATGTCCCGATCAAACGTCCACCAGTCTTCCGGTACGCTTAATATCGCCTCTTCGGGGAGTAGTGCTTGCGCTATGATCCAGACTTGCGCTTCCTGCGCGCGCTTCAGCCGGATGTCTGCGAGCTCGGTCGCGGTCGGTGCCCAGAGCGGCGGCCACACGATCCCGATCTTATCGATCGGCGAGTCCTCAAGATCGGCGTTAGCGCCGGGCGTGATCCGCAAAGAGGCGCCCGGGATGTTCGCCAGTAGATCGGAGTCCGTCTTGATCGGGTCGGTCTCGGCGTCGTCTGCGTCCGGTTCCGTCGCGCCGTCGTCCGCGTCGTCCAGCTTGACCGCGGGGGCGTCTTGCGCGGACAGCAAGATCTTGATCGCTGCGAGCAGTAGCGGCTCGTCAATTTGAGTGCGGTTCTGGTCGACCTTGGCCCAGAACCACGTGAGCTGCATGGTGCCAGTCGCGTTCAGACCGGCGGGGTTCTCGCCGCGAAGGATCGGCACTGGGATCTTCGATGCGGCCGCTACACGACCCCACGCACGATCGCTCAGGTCCGGTAAGCCGGTGAACGTCTGCGTCTGCCGCGTGTAGTCTTCCTCGTCCTTGTCGAGCACGATCGCGCGGAAGACAGATTTGACGCGATCCATGATCTGAACGCGCTTGAGAAACGAACCGCCGCCGGTCGGGTTGCCGTCGCTCGGGTCGCCTTGCGCGAGGTCCCCGGCGATCTTCTCGTATAGACGCGAGACCTTGTAGACGCCCTGGTTTGCGTCGCTCACCAAGAGCTCGATCGCCTTCCACGTCTCACCGGACGCGCGCAGCGCTTCGAACGGCTTGACGAGCACGGACATGTCCCAACCGAGGCGCTTGATCTTGTTGATCGTCTCTGTGCGTTCGCCACCGAATCGAATCAGGCGTGACTCATGCACAACGCCTAAGGTCGCACCAACCCCTCCCGGGTGCGGTTCCTGGATCCGGTACAGATCCGGCATGCCTGTTTGCGGGCCGTCGGTGTAGTAGTGGATCGGAATGCACCAACGGCGATCAATCACCTTCAGCCCGAGCACGGTTTTGATCGACGCGAGGTCTAGCGCCTCCTCAGGTTCGGCGCCGTCCGTCGTCATGATCCAGATCACGGCCCCGCCATAGAGCCGTCCCCAAATCCGAGCGTCTAGGAAGTTCTGAACGATATTGAATTTGCGAAGGTACCGATCGACTTCGGTTGCGTTCTCGGGCTCGAGACCCTTGAGGCCGAACCCGAGCCGGAACTCTTCCTGTGGGAACGTGTCCACGATCGTCCCCGACAGATCGTCGTACGTGTAGAGATTGCTGAGCTCAGGATCCGTGAGCCACCGGCCCTCGCAGAAGTACCCGCCGCGCGTCTTGTCGCGGTCCGTACCGAGCCCAGTCAGGTTGTTGACCCAGCCGTCGGTCCGGTATTGGTCGAAGCGCTGGAGCCCGCTAGGGGCCACGACCTCGGCAACGCCGCGGACAGTGTCTAGGACCGAGTCTAGGAGCGACGCCACCCCCCAAGGGTGCCACGTGACCCCCTACCGGGTCAAGCGGGACCCCGCTAGGCCCGGCCCTTGCTCGAAAGGTGCGCGGTCGAGTCGAGAATCAGGTCCACCATGGCTAGCATCGTCCCGGCCTTGACCGGCACCTGCGTGTCGGGGCCGCTCGCCTTGATCAGGGTTGTCAGGTGCGCCCGGATCAGCTGGATCTCTTCGCGGGTCACGACGCGGCCCCTTCGGTGAGGCACCACTGAGCGGCCTGGGCGAGCGCGTCCGCCCGCGACGTGCTACGCGGCCCCGAATACTCGATCGTGAGCTCGGTGAAGAGTGTCACGAAGGCTCCGAGCTCGTCGCGTTCCACGGAGATGTGCCGGAAGGCGGCGCCTTCAGCGTCCAGCCAACCCTGAATCGCTGCCCACGACTGCGCGACGTGTTCGGCCGGCGTCAGGATCTCAGGGGCCTCACCCGAGCGCAGCGGCGCGACGATGCCGTGCGCGCGCTGGAAGGCATCCCAGTCAGCGAGGGAGCGGCTGAGCCGTGCCTTGATTGACGAGTCGACGAAGGCGCGGATCCGCCCTACCGCCGAGACGGCTTCTTTGTCGTGCCAGATCTCGCACCAATTCTGGATCAGGTCTAGATCTTCTTTGATTGTCATTGTTGCCTCTTCAGGAAATCGCAACGGCCGTCGTGGTCGGCTTCGCGCGAGCAATGTGGATCCGAGCATTCGTCGCTGGGCGCTCGTCGGGCGATGGCCCGGGTCAGTTTGTTGATTCTCAGTCGGGCCGTGGCACTGCTCGCGATCAGCGAGTCGAGCGCGGCCCCGACGAACGTGTTCAGGTCGGTCTCGGCCCGGTCGGCTGCGGCCTGCCACGCCGCGATCCGCTCGGGTGTCGCCCGGATCGTGATCCGGGGTTTGGTGTGTCGGTCGTTCTTCACAACGCCGACCGCCGCCACACGCGCGCCTCTTGCCGATTGATCCACTTGCCATAGTATGAGCCCGACGATACGTGCGCGATGTGGCACGGATCAATGCATCCTGCGACAACGCGACCCAGCGCGTCTGTGCGCCTGAACCCATCAATCGCCGGGTGCGTACATGTCGGGCATTTCTCGCAAACGTTTCCGGCCGCCAATCGCCGAGCCAAGATCTTACGGACAGTCGCTGCGTCGCTTGTGCTGCTGATCGTCGTCTGGGTCGTCATGATCAGAGTCTGACCGATCCCCTTGTGGGCGTCCACCGAAATCGGATCTATTTTTCGATCGGCTCGCGACCCCATGCCTCGAAGTCGCAGACCCGCATGAGCCAAGCCCGGAATTCAGGCGAGCCGCGCAGGAACGCGCGCCTGACGACGCCTGCCTGATACTCGAGGCCTTGCGGACCGCCCGGCTGCGTCGGTTCATCGTCCGCATCTAGGGTCGGGACTTCGATCCTACCGAACCGGTATTCGCCGCTCAGGTGCGCCGGGCGCGCGGGGGCCTGGAACGGGTCGGGTGAGCGCGTGCGCGGCGTTGTCATGGGCCGAAGTCTAGCGCCGGCCGGCCATCCAAGCTACCGGCCGTTAGCGTGTCCGAATTCGCCACACTTAGGGCACGTCCCGGTGAAGGCATTGCCTAGGATGCATGCGCCCGTCTTGCACAAGAACGCGCCGCCTCCCTGGTCTTCGCACAATGTCGGATCCGGATTGGCAACAGTCGGGTCGCCGAACTGCCACGCAGAGCTCGCGCCCGAGGTCTCCACGCCGATCACTTCACAAGCGTTGGGCGCTACGGCTCCTGATTGGTCGTCAGTTGGCGAGGTTTCGACGCGCGCAGAGCAGCAGGCCAGGGTCAAGATCAGGATTGCGAACAGGATGTTGTTTTTCATGTCGCTATCATGTACCTGTGGGCGTCCACAGTCAACCCCAGATCGGATCTATTTTCAATCGCTCGGTCGATTTATCCGATCGAATACAGATCGTCGAAGCCGAGACCACCCAGCGCATGCCGGTCGTGCGAATCCCAGGCGTTGACCGCGCGTTTCCAGGCTTCAATGTCCTTCGAAGTCAGGTATAGCAAAGCCTGTGCCAAGGCGTCGACCACGTCTTTTTTCAGCCCTCTCGGAAACACGCTCAGGAACCGCTCAAACTGAGCGAGCCCCATGCCGCCGCGCATTTGTAGACAGTGCTCAACGCTGTGCGCCTCGTAGTAAACGTTCGCCGCCTGAGCTCGGGCCTCTTTGCTCTCAAGGGGGATCAGGGCCACGACGTTCGAGAATTTCTTACGAAGGATCTCGATCAGCGCCGAGCCATTGGCCTTGTCCTCGATTAGGATCGCGTTCGTTCGGCCGCCAGATCTCAGCTCCTCCTCGATCAGTTCCAGTGTGCGCGTGAAGCCGCCCCGTTCGGAATACGTCGCGTAGACACGGAGCTTGGGCATGTTCGAGCCAACCCGTACGATCCCAATGTCGGAACTCTCGTCGGACTTCTTAAAGTTCGCGTCAACCGAGATCACGTTGAATGACTTGATCAACGGGTGCGCTAGGATCTCGAACTTGCCGAAATTCTCGTCCTTGAACATGAGCCCGCCCTTGGGGCTCGGGCGTTGCTGTAGCTGGGCCTCAGCGGTCGGGCTAGTCCAGCCTCCCATGCGGGCCGCGAGCGCGTCGAAGTTTTCTTTGGTCGTATTAGTTGTCGTGCCTAGCGGCTCGCCATCGCGCGTGCGCGGGTCCTTGCCGTAGGGTGTTGAGTAGGCCCGGGCCGGCTCGTAGAGCGCCGGGATATTCAGATGGATCACGCCGGGGCGCTTGAGCATTTCTTCGCTCGGATCGAACTCGGTGATCCGCTGCATCACCAAGACGTTCACGAAATTCGCTTTGTCGAACGCGCGCGACGCGGCGCTAGAGCCCAACCACTCGACGGCTTTTTTGACGGCTGCGCCGGTCTCGGCCGCGCTTGCGTCTGCGTCGGACGGCTTCACGGGATCGTCGATGATCAGAAAGTCCGCGTGCTGTCCGGTGATCGCTCCGCCGATCGAAGTCGTGTAACGCCACCCACGCGCGGCCGTGTGAAACTCGGTCACGCCTTGTCGGCCGCGCGGCATCGCTCGCCATCGATCCGAGTACCACGTCGACGTGACCAGGTCGTACATCTTTTCGGCGAGGCCCGTCGCCAAGACAGGCGTGAACGCGACCGTGATAAACCGGGCCTCGGGGCGGAACGTCCAGACCCACGCCGGCCAGAGTACCGACCAGATCATCGACTTGGTCGTGCCCGGTGGGACGTTCACCACGAGGTCTTTGATCAACGGCTTCGCCCAGGCCCCTCGGTCCTCGCCCGGCTCGGGCGGATCGCGCCACGGTGGCGAGCAGCACTCAGCATGAAGGCAGAACTGATCCAAGTGCCAGTTCCACTCGAGCCTGCGGGTTGGCTCCACGATCGGCCAGGCCAGCTTGACGAACCGGGCGAAGCCCTCGGCCGCGACGGCTTCCCGGTCGAGCGCTGCGAGGGCTAGGCGTGCCCCGTGGGGCGTCGTAATGTCGATCACACCCGGAGGGTAGCACGGCCGGCCGCGTAGAGACCGATCACCGGCACGCGCGGGGCGCGGAAGTCGGCCGCGTCCAAGTCCAGTGCCTCGCAATAATCAACGAACCCGATCGCCTCCCTGCGTACGACGCCAGAACAGGGCTCGGTCGGGGCTGGCGTCGTGGGGCGGTCGGCTAGATTGGCAGGCATGCTAGATCTAACGGTGGATCGGACGGGAAGTTTAGTCAAAATCGACGCGGATCAATAGCCCCGCCGAGATCGTTCCGCCACATCGCGCGCCTCAGCGGCCGCCAATAGATCTAGCCCGTAGGACGTAGGCACCAGAAACATCTCCCAAAGCCACCCAATCGGGCCCGAGTGATCGCGCTTTGGCGTGTCGTGCCATGTCGGCTCGTGCCGCGGCTCGGCGCAACCGCCGTCAAATAGGCCTAAGTCCGACCGACAGAGGCCTAAGAATACGCCGCCTAGCTGATTCGCCCCTTCGCGCAAGAGCCGCGCCTGTTCGCGCGTGAGGGAAAAGAGCCGAGGCGGGGGCCTTTCGACCCCCTGTTCGCGCCGGCTCATGTGGCCTGCGTGAACCAATCTAGGTACTGTCCGGACTCCGCGTCCGCGTAGCCCAAGAAGATTTCCACACCAGACTGAATCTCGTAGCGCTCCCACTTGCCGTTGAATTTGACGACGCAGTAGAAGGGGCTCAGTTCAAAACGTTGCGGCTTGTTCATGATCCGAATATAGATCCTAGTTGTGTGGGCGTCCACCGAAATCGACCGCCTCGGATCAAAAAACTACGGCCCCGGATCCTATTCAGGGCGGGGCCGTAGAGAACGGTGCCTAGGCGAAAGCCGTAGCGGTGTGCCGTCCTTTGGTCTTGTTCAGGTCGCGGGCGGGACGGCGACGGGCGCCGGAACCGGCACAGGCGCGTTCAGCGCGTCTTGCGCGGCCTTGATCCCCACGTCCAGCTTCGCTGTCAGGGCCCTAGCGGCCTCGATCACGGAAGCAGCATCGGCGTTCGGCGCAGCGAGAAGCGCATCGAGCTGGGCTTTCTCGGCAACGAAAGAGCTCGCCAGCGCGGCGATTGCGGCATTGGTTTGGTCGACCTTGGCGCCGAGCGCGTCGAAAGCCTGAAGTTCGTCTTGGTTCATTCGGTGTTCTCCTCGGAGGATTTGATCCAGCTTGTTCTGGATCTGATTTAGCATGTGCAGTTCGTGTAGCACGGGGTAGGGATCCTGACCTATCTCGATCGATGGGTCAAGATCCGACTGGCAGACTTTTGGTCGCCGCCTGGACGACCGCCTCTACCCTCTCTGCCGTCATGTCGCGCGCAGGCGTGCGCGCGGCTAGGTCATTCACGGCCGCCACGGCCGCGACCTTGGTTTCTTGCACGGCCTGATTCACAACGACCGCCTGCCGATCGGCGTGACCGAATGCGTCCAGCCAATGCGCAACGCCCGTCAGTACGGCGACTAGAATAGCCTGGGCGTAGGCCGGCGCGAGGGGCACCAGATCCTTTTGAGCGAAGATCACGACGGCTGCGCCGATCGCGACCAGTAGGGCTGAGAGGTATTTCTTGTCGGTGGGTGACATCTCTTCTCCTCGATCCTGTTTAGGTGGCGGCGGTCTCGGCGCCTCGGGTTTGGTCGGCATTCACGAGCCTCTGCAGAACCGCGCAAGCTCGGTCAAGCCTTCGTCCGGCGTCCAGCCTCGCGCTAGTGCTGGGTGTGCCGCGATCAATGCTGCATTGTCTGCGGTCTCGCAAAAGATCTGCATGCGCCGATCAACGGCGATCCGGATCTCGCCGGCCGTTCCGCCACTGCCGAGCCAGTTCCCCGGCACGAGCGCGATCGCGTCGCACCGACGCAAGAGCTCGGCAGTGCCCTCGATCCAGAACTGATCGTCAATCTGGCCGTCGAAGAATCGAGTGTTGGCGTGCGGACACAGGGGCATTCCACCCATGCGCGCGACCTCAAGTGAAAACGCCTCGGCCTTGCGCACGTTCTGTTCTACGTCCCAAGGCGTCTTTCCGCGGAAGCGCCCGGCGATGTAGATGACTTTCACGATCGCACCCGGCGCCGTGCGCGGTCCAGGGTTTCGACGCGTACAGCACCACGTGCGCGCTGGGCCGCGACGCGATCCCGCGACGCGAACTGCGCTCGGATGTGCGCCAAGGTTGCATTCGTCTCGGCCAGTTTGATCCCGGCCTGGAACTTGGCATCGATCCGATCCTGAAACGCCGGATCGAAATCTTCGAATGCTGCGTTGTCGGGTGGGTTGGGGTAGTCCGCTTCACGATCGCGATCGTAGTTCATTTGGACATCTTCTCGGTGCGGCCACACGACGTGCAGTCCTGTTCGATTCGACGACCGTGCTCACACAGACGGTTAGCGCCGTACCTCGCAGGTTTGCGAGGCTTCAATCCGCGCATCGCGCTCGTGCCATTCAGGATCGCCGTCCGCGCTTTGATCTCATCCGCGCTGAACTCTGCCTTGAACTCTGCCTTGACCGGCTGCGCGTGCTCCGCTTCGATCTCCTCCTGCAACGCGGCCAGGATCCGCCAGGCCGCCTTCGCAAGGTGCAGACCGCCGTCCGAGTCTCTCCCTCCGCGCTGGATCATGTGCCGCACGGCCGTGTTGATCTGGTCGGTGCTCTTCCCGCGCGCCCAGTGCAGCGGCTCGCCGGGGTTGTGCTGCTCGTTTCCGAGCCGGCTGACTTCGGCCACGGCCGCAATCGCGTCCGGGAAGTAGTCGAGCACGCCCGTCATGATCGGGAGCGCCTTCCGCGCGTCGTCGTCAGTCGGAAAGTGGTTTGGTGTTCGGTAGTCGCGCGGCGCGTTAGCGGCCGCGTTTAGTCTCTTCTGCGCGTCGTCCAAGGCCGCGTTTAGTCTCTTCTGCGCGTCGTCCAATCTCGATCCTAACGTTGCGGGCGTTCAGCCCTTGGCCAATTGTTCTAGCGCCGGTCGCGCCGCTTCTAGCGCGGCCCGCTGCTCGTCAGTGAGGCTAGCTAGATCTAGGCGGTTGTCAACCACTTCCGTCGCGCCACCGGTCGCTAGCTGTTGGTGCTTGTGATGGATCTCGAGTAGTCGCGCAAACGTGGCCGACCGCATCGGCGTTCCGTTGTTTTGGTCTTTTGCGATCCGATCCAGCTCCCGATCTAGGATCGTGCCCAGCTTGACTGCTTGGGTCGCTTGCTCTTCGGCCCATCGCGCGTTCTGTTCGGCGATCAAGCGGGCCGCCTGGGAGCTCCGTTGCGCGGTGTGCCATTGATCGAACGCGGCCGCGCGCTCAGGCCACGCCCAGGCCTTCGACGTTTGCACGATCCAACCATACGAGTAGGCGCCGAGGTACGCCCGCGCGCATGAGACTAACGTCCGGGCAATCCCCAAGTCTCGATAGAACGCGAAGATCTGGAAAGCGTCAGCGGGTTCGCCGGGGTATTGATCCCAGGGTGCAGGGGCGATCGGGGGAGGAACCGGCGGGAGGCCAGCAGGAGCTTGGGCTAGGTCAGCCATGACCCACTATAGCACAAAAGGGAAACGCCCCGGACATGGACAGGTCCGGGGCGTTTCGTTGGGGCCTTTCAAGCCCTCGCGTGCATGGCGAACCTCCCGCGGTTCGCTTGGATCTAGCTCTGATCCGCCTCCGTGTCCAGTGCCGGCGCGCGTTCAGTGTCGACCGATCGGATCGCTTCCTCGCGCGTGGTCGTGTGGGCGTCGTTCTCCAAGGCCGAGCCAGCCGCTGCCTGATCGGCCTTGATTGCGTCGCCCATGACTTGGTTGCGAAACTGAGTCATGGCCACGGCTAGGGCGGCCGCCTGCTCGACGAGCGTCTTCGGGAGGTCGCCGCCGAACCCGCCCGCGAGCAGGGCCCCGAGATAAAACTCAGTCAGATCGCAAACGGCCTTCGCGCCTTCGATGTTTGTTGACCGCCTCACGCTGCGCGCCTCCCTTGTTTCACGACCACCGACACGAGTTTGAGTTTGGCCACGGTCGCGGCACGCACGGCCTCCGTGACTGTGATCGCCTGCTTCTTTGCGTGCGCCTTGATCGCGCGATACTGCGTGGCGGTGAAGCGCACCGGCACACACTGATCGCAGAGCTCGAGTCCCATTTCGACGTTGGTACGTCGTGTTTTTTTGACGTGCATTTATTAGATCCTTACTTTTCCTAGCTTTGAGAAATTCTCAAGGAATCGACCGACCGCCGATACCTCAGGTCTGTGGTCGTAGCCATCGCCACGCTTCTCTCGCAACCACGCCTCGCGCTCGGGTAAGAGAATGATCGCGCTGTCGGCCGGCGCTCCTTTGGTCGGTACGCGGGCCCACCGGCCCGTCACTATGTGCGCCGGGTCAGCCGGATCGCCTATCTCTTGCCAGATCGCCTTGTCGTAGTTCACCCGATCACGCGGCACGCAGAACGGGAACTCGAACGGCGCTGGTACTTCAGGCATGTCCGAGTCCTGAGCGGTCCGGAAGATCGCCAACGAGAAGCAGATAAAGATCGCTGAGTGCACGTTGCCGCATTCCCACTCCGACCAAAGTTTGGCCCACCACATCGCAGCGCTCGAGATACCGGGCCCGGCCTTGATCGGTTGCAGGGTCTTGCGATCGAGCTTGCCACCCGGCGGGTTCAGGAAGACACGGGACCCATCGGCAACACCGACGGACCACTCTACTTGCAAGCCGTCGATCTCAAAGTTTGGGAAATTACCTAGACAGAACTTGGCGCCTACGACCTGGTTAGCGATCTCACACGAGGCCGGGTCTAGATCGATATCGCCCAACGTCGCACGGCTCGGCGCCACGATCAGCTCGGGCGTGTAGTGTTCGTTCGTCTCGGACCTGTGTTGCGCGATCATCGTCAGGCAGCCTAGACCGGATCTAGATCAAAGTCCAGGCAAGCCGACCAAATCAACGAAGTTCGCCGAATGCGCCAAGCACGTCTCGGGTTCGATCAAGCGCGCCTGACACGAGACGACGATCCCGATCGCTCGCCCCTGCGCGTCGATCACTGGCGATCCGGACCAACCAAACGTGATGTCAAGGTCGGTGCCCCAGAACGCACCGCGGTTGGACGACGCCCCGCCAAGCACGCGGCCGTCCAGCCGAGCATAGTCGAACTTGGGACCGATCGCGTGGATCCGCTCGTAGCTCAGGGCCGGCCCAATCTCAAGCGCGACCCGTGCCAGCGCTTCCGCGTCGTGGTCGTCGCTCGCCGCGAATTCGGCGCGGTCCCTGTCCGGGTCATTCCAGAGTACCGTACCCGAGCTCACACCATCAGACGTGGCCGACCACTGCCGCCTAGTCGCGAACCGGAGGGGCTCGCCAGGCTTCAGCCCGGGCACGCAGTGAGCCGCCGTGATTAGGCGAACGCGCGTCCCGTCGCGCACCGCGAACGCGCCACAGACCGGCCTGGGCCCGGCGTTCGAATACCTCATGATGATCAAGGCCGCGTCCCTAGGGTCGGTCGCCGGCTTGGCCTGGACGACCGGACACGGCTCGGGCTGCGAGCACGCGGCCGCGCAGAACGTCAGCAGGGCCATTCCCGACACGGCCAGCACGACCCACACGAGCGCCTCGATCGGCCCCTTGTGGTGCGCGCGCCTAACGACGGCGAGGCACGTCAACCATAGTCCGACCAGTAGAATCAATTTCGCCACAACCATAGCTTCGATCTAGCCGATCCTAGATCACTCGTCAAGGCGTCTCACCAGGATCCAGGCCGAGCCGTTGCACCAAAGCCTCGAGCTTTACGATCCGGTCGAGAGCCTGCACTAATCGATCGTCCTGTTCTTGCATGACGGCCTCGATCGCCCCGATACGCGGAAGGTCGCGCTTCAGTTCGTAGATCCGGTTAGTCACATCATAGACGCGCTCTTCCAATTGTTTGATTGAAGCGTCCCGCCCTTTGACGAGCGTCGTGCGAACATCACCTAGCGGCCGTCCCGTGACCTCCAAGTGATAGGCGTGGCCTAGCCCTTGGTAACTTCGCAGGCAGTCCCGACGCACCAGGTTCGTGATGCGCATGTAGGTCTGAGCGCGACCTCCGGGCGTGAGAGGCCCTAGCGTCTCAATGATGTCTCGGCCAAAGCACCGCGGGTGTTCGGTGACGAAGTCTAGAATCTGTTGAAAATCGGGGGCTTTCTTAAACATGCCCATTCCTAGCATATATCTAAAACAAGGGCCAGCGCGCCGCTACCTCCGCACCACAACGCCCGATGTTGCCTTAGCCAAACGGTGTCAGTAGGCCCGCTGGCCGTGTCAGAGCGCTAAGTGTTGAATGTCACGTAAATCGATCTCCGTGTCAAGCTCGTAAGTGCATGATGTCAGGCCGGTGTCAAAGCACCTAGACTTCAGATACTTCTGAAACACGGCCTTTTTTTCGCCCTAGACTTGGTAGATCCTATTTGGAACACGCCAGCGCCATAAACGTGTGTATTGTGTAGCAAATGACCATATAGACTTACCGGGACCCTCCGCTACATTTCTATTTTACCAAAGAAGGTTATAGGAATGACACTTTGACACCAGACCCTTTCGGGCACGAATAATGGTAAATCTAGGGGGCTTGACACCGGCTTTTTTTCATCCGTGTCAGAGCAAAAAAGTTCTGACACGGCCGACGGGCCGACGAAATACCGACCGGCCGATTGTTTCAGTATTGTGACTGGTAGAGCCACTAGGCCGGCGGGCGGAATATAAAGGCAACTGGATCACCTCCGCCGTTGCGTCCCGCTAGCGCCGAGGCTAATCTGACAACCGGTAGCGATCCCATTGATCACGACCAGATATCCGAGCGCGACCACGGCTAGCCAATGGATCTCGGTCGTGACCATGACTCCTTCCAGCAGCACGCAAAACCCGACTGCCTTAGCGGCCTGCCCAAACGCCAGGCGTGCCCACTGGTGGTTTGCGGCCACAAGCAGAACGTGCACTGCGCCGGACAGCCGCGCGTCGTGTATAGCGAAACGTAAGGATGAAGCAGA